TGTAGGCTATATCTGAATCTATTGTTAAGTTCGGCTCTGTAAATCGGGGAGTAGTTAAATCTTCTACTATTAAATAACCCATTTGGATTACCCCTTCTACAACAGCATCTGTAGGATCTAAGTTAGTGCTGCTATTCTGCCCATAAACAATATAACTAAACCTTGCTGGATAGTTAATTAGTAGGCTCGCAGCTGTTGGTGTGTTGGCATTGGTGCCAATCTGAATGGTAGTATATCTATCATTCTGAGCTATCTGTGTTGGGATAGCATAAAGCTTCTCAAGTGTCTGCTCGTTAGTTAGTTCTAACAAGTAATGCGTATAGGTATTAGCAAGCAAAAGCTCCCCTTCCTTAAGACTAAGGTAGAGGAGCTGTGCTGCTGTATTTTTAAGTAAGTAAATCATGCTTTAAATATAGCACAATTTTACTTACAATGTAGCTTGAACTACAGTAACTGTAGCAAAGTCTTGAAATGGAGTATCTCCTGCATCCTGATCTAACAAGTATGCTTTATCTTTCTCTTCGCCTGTGAAAGTGATAGTGTAGCCACTCATATCTCCCTTAGCTGTTCCTGAAGCTGTAGTAAAGGCAGTAACCTCTACGCCATCTTTGTAACCACACATCCAAATGTTATCGTTATTATCCTGTACGAATAATACGTTACGACCTTTAGAAATGTTTTGAAGCTCAAGTGAACGTGCAGCAGTCATGCCATGAAACATAGCTACAACTGTTTGTGTGTAATATACAGTACCATTTTCAATAGAGATTGCAGCCTCTTCTGTAAATGATCCTGTGTGCTTAGGTAATTCAAATTCGTAAACGCTTCCTGTAGCAAGAGCAGTAACTAAATTAGTTGTGCCGTTAATGGTAGCAGTGTTTGCAAATGTAGCGTAATTCCCTAAGTATAAGGCTTTAATGCCTCCAATCGCCTCTTTACATGCGATCAATATGCCAGCGGTAGTTAGACAGCTCATAGTTATTTTTTATTATTTAGTTAAATATTCTTTGCAAAGAATGGGCAGCTATTAGCTAACCCACTCTTTTAACAAAGGAGTATTATTTAGTTATCAAATCCGATAACGATATCACCAAGTACAGCGTACTGAACTCCAGCGCGGAAGCGCATAGCCATTCTCACGTTGTCAGATGCATCAGTAAAGCTCATGTCTACAACCTTAACTTCGTTAAAATCGGAATTCAAATCTGTACCGAACACTAAGTTAGCAGGAGTAGCTAAGATAACTACTGAATCAGAGATACCTGGGCAAACATACACATCGTAACCGTTGAAGGTCAATGGGAATTGAGCAGTACCTTGGAACGTTTGCAAGTATCCTACAGTTGCCAAAGCTTGGCGGTATAACTGTGCAGTCTTACGGTTAACGTAGATCTTCAAATCAGGTGAACCTACCAATGTAGCAGGCAATGCATCTGTACATAACTGCAATTTAGCAATTACGTTACTAGCATCCAAAGAAGTAGTAAAGTCAACATCAGGTGTACCACCTTTGCCAGCGTCAATTAAGTACTGCAATCCGTTGAATCCTGTGAATCCTGAAGATGGCCAGTTACCTTTCCAAATATTGCACTCAATCTCTTGTGCTACTTTAGCAGCCAAGTGAGAAATTAAGAAATCAGAGAAGTTAGCAGGAACTACATCATTGATAAAGCCACGACCTGTTTGAGAAGCTTCCCAGTCTTTTGTAAATTCTGCTTTACAAAGTTGGATATTCACCATAAGGTCAGTAACCGTTAACACTTTCTCCTCTAAAGTAAGAGCAGATGTAGAGTTGTCAAAGTCGCAAGTAGCAGCTTTAACTAATCCTGTTGAAGCAAGTACCTTAAGTACAGCTTTGTACTTTACGTTCTCTTTAACAGTAATGTAATTGTTTGCAATAGTATCCCCTGAAAGGACAGCTGCAGCAATGTACGGTAGCGCTAATTCGCCAGCGTAGGTTGAGGTGATGGTCAAGTTATCAGCCATGTTTTTGTTTTTTTGTTTTTGTTTTTAGTTGTTTTTGTATCTTGCTACTATAGCACGAGTTCTATCTTCGATGTTACTCATTGCTGTAATGTTTAAAGGTGCTTGAGGTGCAGCTTGGCGCGACTGCTTTACAGTAGTTGCTGCCGGTGCTTTAGAAAGCTCAGTAATTTGCTTCTCAGCAGCGCTAAGCTTAGCCTCAAATTCAGAGATTACGTTTTTCAACAATCCCTCTACTTGCTCTTTTGAGTAAGTCTCAGCTACTTCTTGCTCTACTTCAATCTCTACAGTAGGCTCCTCAGTTACAGCCTCTTCGATAGATGCGATTAAGCCACTTGCTACAACGATTTTCTTACCGTTATCTAAAGTGTATTCACCATCTGCAAGAGGTGTAGGATTGCCATCTGCATCCATTACGAATACTTCTACTCCCTCAGCCCATTCAGCTGCAGGTGAATAGATCATAGTACCATCCATTAAAGCGCCCTCTGCCATCATCTCTACCTTAGTAGATTCAACTGCAGGAGTTTCTTCAACAGATAGCTTTACTCCATGCTTAGAAAGCTGTGGAGCGAACTTGTTTAAAATGTCTTGAATCATGTTCATGTGTTATTATTTATTAGTGGAAAAAATTACAAATTCATTTCAAGCTGCTCAGCTAATTCAGCTAATAGCTTCTCTAAGTCTTTCTCAGTTACATCACTTTCACTCATAGGTGCAAACCATCCCTCTATAGAAAAGCCTTTAACCTCGCCATTCTTTACAGCTTGCCAGGTCTTATCATCATCTACCTTTACCCCTATCATCCATGTGCCCTCAGGAAGTTCAAAGCCGTAGTTCATGCTCTTATCGTGTGCTCCTGTAGTTACCCAAGATTCAACAACAGTTAAGTTGTTTACAGGCATCTCATGCTGAATAGTGTGATTGTGGTGCATGTTACGCTTAAGAAATTCTTGAGCCGTTTGCTCTATAGTCTCTTTAGAGTAAGTGATAAAATACTTTTCGTTATTACCATCATATCTAACTATAGGCTGATTCGGAATAAGTGCAGGGCCGTATAGCATGCGCTTCTCTCCATCCTCTACGCGAGCTAATAACAAGTTAGCTTTAGACAGTGCTACAAAGTCTACCATTATGGCAGGCTCAGATACTAAGCTCACAGCGTAAACCCCCATGTTATCCTCCTCTTCGCCAAGGCCGTATTCTATTAATTTCAATTTATCATTCATGTGATTGCTTTTTTATTAGTGGAAAAATTCTATAAATGTGATTGGTCTATTATCTTTTGGCGTGCCTCTAATGCATTTGCTACGTTACCAGCAAGTACGTAGGTCTCAGTGCTACCAGGTGCATTAACTTGCAAATTAGCTCCGCTAAAATCTACAGCCGGTGCATTAGCTCCTCCTCCTGTTGGCGCATTTAGATTACCATTACCTCCACCTGAGCCACCTCCACTAAATTGAGTTTGATTAATCTTAACTATGTTAGCTATGCCTGCTGCTGCTATTGCTGCTGCCTTGACAAAGTTCATACCTGTTAACTGATCTTGTGGCACTGCTAACTGCTGAACTATACCACTTGCCATTGCTATGGTAGCTTGCGCTTTTTGCATTAACTTGTTACGCTCAAAAGTCTTGCGCTGGCTTGCTTCATCTCCTTTAGCAGCTGCATCATTAAGACTCATTAAAGCATCTAATCCAAGTGAAGCCATTTCAAAGCCTGCTTGAATGTTAGCCATTCTTTTCTCTGCATCTTCTTTTCTATACTTTTCTTTTATCTCATTCTCTTTGCGTGCCTGTTCTTCTACCAATGCTGTAGCATCTAAGCCTGCAGCTAAAGCCTGTTCTTTTAAAGCAAAGTAGTAATCTTGCTGAGCCATAAGCTCCTGCTCTTGCTTGCTTAATCCTGCTTGAAAATTACCCTCATCAGCTGCATCTATAATAGCTTGTAGCTCTATTAACTCTAATTGCTTTGCAGCTAATCTTTCTTGAGCAGCTTCCTTTTCTTTAAGTAATTTCTCTGCTTCTTTATCAGCTTCTATCTGGTCGTACTTAGCAGTAAGCGCTGCGAATTCTGCCTCATGGGTAGCACGTAACTGAGCTAATTCATCTGCACTCTTCTTAGCTTTTATAAATGTTTTTTCCTCTGCCTCTTGACGCTGGAACATGGTAAACAGCTCTTTCTCCTGCTCATCCATTGAAGCTCTTTGCAGCTCAGCCATACGCTGCTCAATAGCTAAGATATCATCTGCTAACTTCTTAG